CCTGCTACTTCGGTTGTAGTCACCTTGTCCAAGAACTCTGAAGGAAAATCAAAATTCTCAGCTACATATTTTCTAGATACTAATTGATGTCCGTCAAATATTTCAGAAAACAAAGACCAGTTATTTTTGATAACTTCTTTAACTTTGTTTCTTTCTTCTTCGGTTAATCGTCTTTTAGTCATGTTAATTTCTCCTATATTTTTAGAATAAAGTACCAAATAAAAGGAGCAGTATCAATTTAATAATACTGCTCCGTGTTTCATGCTTCTTGGCTCTAGGCTCTTGCATCAAGCAACCCTGAGTCTTGCCTCAGTAATCAAATTTAATTTATCCGATACCTCTTTAGGAGTAATTGGCATTATAGTTTCATCAATAAGACATTTCCAAGTTTCTTCGTTCTCTACATCTTCGAAGTTTTGTCGCTCTTCAACTGTAAACCTGACTCCACCCTCTGCTCTAGTGCCAAAGAAATTGATTTTATAAAGATACTCAATATCTCCATGCATTCCGCTAGTAAATTCGTAAATGGGTCTAGCTTCTCGGTACATGCTCGGCTCATGTTTTTGGCTCAAGAGCAAGTCTAAAAACTCATGTAGATTTTTTGATTGGGCTAAACAAGAGGCAATATTATAACCAGCTTCTTTAAGGTAGCCGTCATAGTGTCTATATAGCCATATTTTAGTTTGGTTATTCGTCACAAAAATATTTGATCTTGTACTCATGTTAATTTTCTCCGTTTCTATTGTGGGAGATTATAGGAACTTTAAAAAATTATCAAGTTTCAAAAAATCTTTTTTCACTGGCTCTAGTTCCATGATGCACGGCACACGATCAAAGCCAAGAGAGATCAGTTCCTTACCTCTGTTTCCCTCAAAGAGTTTAAAGCTTCTCGCTTCTAGGCTCTCGACTATATAAAAATTTATAGGACATTTTAAAAAGTGATTATAATTCCAAGATATTTGAAGTGGTGAGATAATAACTTTTTTCATCTTACTACATTTAAATTCAAGCCAAAAACATTTTCCATTGTCATAGAAGCCGTAGATATCGGGTACTCCCCTTTTAAGATATAATTCCATTGGAGTAGTTTCGGCAGTAAGATTTTTGATTATTTTAGCTTTGAATTTATTTTCAGGTTTCACTAGGGCTATAATAACCCTAGTGATAAAAAATCAAGTTTTAATTTTCAAATATGATTTGATTAGTGGAGAGATCAATCAGGGCTAATTCATCATAACCCTGATCTATCCATTCTTGAAGATGTATTAAGGCTCTTTGAAGATTATTATAATAATCATCACATGCACCCACCCAAAGAACATATTTATAATTAGTCTTTTTAGGTTTCTTCATCAGTTTGGGCTAGGTATTTTAGCCTGAGGTAATGCGTTGAAATCGTCAATCAAGATATCCAACCAACCTTTGACATCTTCGATAATTTCAATATTAGCCCTGATTATATTAGCATCATCAACTGGAATACTAAAATGGACTGGACTATTGTTATGGTCAGGAAGAGCCTCTAGCATAACCTGATTAAAAGTCTTATTAAATTTAAGCCTGATAGCTTTTTTATTTAAATAGCATAAATCAGATTTAGGTAGATAAGTTATATCAACTGTTTTATTTTCCATGACACATCTCCAAACACTCTTCCAAAGTATATTTATCCTCAGGAAAATGAATATCTCTTTCCAAAGGCAAGTTAAAAGGTGGCACTTTAAGTTCTTCTAATTCCCAAAGAGCAATACTACCCATTTCAGCATAACCAAGATCAGCTACTCCAAATGCAATCCTATCCTCAGGATTATACTCAGAGAGATACCAAGTTCCTGTACCATAAGGATTGAAAATTTTAGCAACAACTTTCATATCCTCTATTTCTCCATTATTAGCCTCTTGTAAATGATGATTAGCAATTAGCTTTTCTTCTTGTGATTTAGTTAATAACTTCATTGTTAATTTCTCCATTTCTAAGGAAATTTATATCCTAATTATCTAGGATAAACAACTTTTCTTTTAGCTTTGATATTTTATTAAAGAATACCACCAAATTCTCCACTAGGTATTTCCTCTTGGTGTTAAATTCATAATTGGTATTACTAATTTTAAACCTGATTGGCTCGTCAAAATTATTAACTCTTTTATTGGTAATAGACATAATCAGCATTAGTAGTTTTTTTAATGTATTATATTTATCTTTGTTTTTACAACTAATCTTTAAATACTCTATTCGCTCTTCAAAAGAATAGTTTTTAGTCCTACAAAAAATTATTCTCTTTCTCAGGGTATCGTAATTATCAGCTAATATTTCATCTGTTTCAGTCCAGTCAAAAGGAACAGTTCTTTCTCTTTTTGGGAGTTCTTTTTCTCTTTCTTCATTATAACCACTAAGATTAATTAACTGATCTTTTTTTCTATCCTGATCACAAAGTAAAGGCTCTTCATCAGGTCTTTCTTCAGGCTCTTCTTCCTCTTCCCAGTCATCTTCTTCTTCCTCTTCCTCTTCTTCATAGGGATTACTATCATCATCTTCTTCAGGTAATTCCAAAGGTTTATTTAATTCTTCTTGTTCCTTTTCAAATTCCTGTTCATATTCTTCGTCTAGTTCTTCCTCAGGCTCTTCCTGAACTGGCTTAGATAATTTATCTACCAGTAAACTAACGGCTTTTGTCAAAGTAGATATTTCTTGCTCCAAATAAGCTACTCTTTTTGAGCCTTCAATCTTGATTTGAATATCCTGAATTTTTTTGTGTAAATCTCTAGCAAGTACCATTTTCTAAATCCTCAGCTATTCTAAGAATACATGAAAAACAAAAAACATTATCGTCAATATTAAAATTATGTTTTTTTTCGTATTGTATAATTTTTCTATCATCACAATCAAAATCTTCAGTAGAATAATACATAGCTTCTTCTTTCCTTTGATTACCTACTCCACCCAAATCAAAATAATCTTCACATCTAGTACATTCTCTATATGAAAATGGCTCTTCTGTTAATTCTTCTTGGGTGCTTTTGGAAAAACTATCAAACATTTCTTTAGGTATCATACACAAACCTCATAAAATTTATGACTATTCACTTTTACATATTTCTGTATCCACTCATGTTGATATTGAAATTTATCTTCAAAATAAGATATTTTTTCTCTAGCTTGATCTACATTCCATTTGGCTTGTTCGATCACATACTTGGGTTTTTTTTCTTTAACAAATTTTTCGTAATATTGCTCAGCTACTTTAAGACTATCCTGTAATGCCATTCGCAACAAAGCAATATCCCCTATTGTTAGATCAGGTACAATTAAAATATTATCTTCTTTATGATAGTCAGGTACATATTTTAATGTTGTATTCATATTTCATTTCTCCCCATGATTTTGTTGTATTCAGATAGTTCAACCTTTTCGTCAAAATAAGTAGGAAAAGTACGGAAGTGTCCGTTCTCATCTTCTTTAATAATTAATTCTCCCACTACATATTTTGTTTTAGATTGTATTAACCATGAGGGTATAGCTTCTTTGATTGGTAGTCTTTTGATTGTTTTCATGTTTTTTCTCCCAGTATTTTTATATCACAATTTAGTCATCTTTAAAAATATTAATTCCTATCATTATAAGAATAATTAGGACAATACTTATGATAAAGAATATAGTCATTATATTTCCACTCCATTTAAAACCCATTTACAATCGTCTGTATAAACTGCATCAGGATACTTGGCTTTATATTCTTCTATTTCACATTCAAAACATTGATAGCCATTATTGAAATCACAATTTCCACATTCAACTGCTTCTAATTCTATTTCTTTGTGAATACAATCTCGATCTATCTCTTCCCAAGTAAAGTCATTCAATGGGCTTTCCAGTAGTTCCCTAGCTTCTTCTTCACTATCAGCTTGTATCTCAGCATCATACCTAATATTAGTCCTCTCCAATAAACTAAATCTATATGTCTTTTTCATTCTTCTTCCCCTATGTCATATCCACAATTAATTAAATGCTCTTTAAATTCTTCATCAGATAAATCCTTGATCATATCCCAGTAATAATCTCTTAATATTTGAGCAATAAATTTATGATCTTCGAATGCACCCTCTACTTCGGTATCTACATATTCCCCTCTAGTAATCATTCTTCCCCCTTTTTAAAAAACATAATTTTTAACATCTACTTTTGTCCACTTCTTCTCACCTTGTAATTTATATTTTAAGTTCTTTGGATACTTTCCCCAGTTATTAAAAAAATCATCACAAGTTTTTCTAACGAAGTAATCAGAGTGGTGGTATTCATCAAAATCATGTTCAGAGAGTAATGTGTGAATATCATCATTAGCTTCTAAAAATATCTTGTAAATACCCTCACTCTTTTCTAACTCACTTGGAATATACATTAGGATATAATATCCCCTGTGTGAGCATCACGATCAATTCCTAGATATTCTTTTTCATAAATTACATCTAAGTTTTGTCTTTCTAGTTCTCTCCAAACTTCACCTTTAAGGTTGTCGGAAAGTTCACTAACCATGTAAGAAAGTTTTTTTAATTCTTTCTTCGCCACTGTTTTTTCAAAGTAATCATCTAATTGACCAGTCAGTTTTAAAAAGTCTGAAATAAAGTCAAAAAAGATTTTTCTATGAGTTTTTTCTAACTCACATTGTTTTATTAAGTGATCGTAGCTATACATAATTTTACTCCATTTATTATGTCTGGGATATTATAGGATTATCTCTCCATAAACAAGAGATTTATTACATTTATCCACAGAGGTAGGTCTAGGAAAAGTCAGACTAGTTTCCAATAATTCCCTATGATTATTTTTTTCATAACACTCATCAAAATTAACAATGAAAGATTCTATCTCTTCTGTGTGATAAAAAGTATAAGCCTTATCTTTTAAAGGATGCCAAAAATGTGTTCTATCCGTTTTAACAGAAATCACATCAGGTCTATTCAATCTTAAAGGGTATAGAACATTTACATAGTCATCATCAGGTCTAGTTCCTAAAAACTTTTCTAATAAAGCTAAAGCAATAGGACAACATCCTGTCGTAGCTTCACCCAATATGTAATGAGCCTCTCTTATATTTAATTCAAACATTATTATTCCTTTCTTTAAAAAGTAATTCTCTTAACTCAAAAAATATTTGATCTAAAAAATTAATTCCTAGATCATATTTATCTACTAAATCAGAAAAATCATTAACCGACATTGTTGAAAGTTCATCTGATATTTTATCTAAGGCTTCATCCTTCTTTATATCGTTCATTTATTCTTCCTTTCTACTACTAGCTTATGTGTGTAATCTTCTTCACTGCTAGGATTTACTGTGATTACTAAATTGTTATTAGTAAACTCTTTAGATACTTCTAACCTTATTGAATATCCCTTAAAGGTTAGCCAAGATATCTCTTTGTCTATATTCTCGACATCTTTAATCATTTTTTTCTCCCTTTATTTTTTTAGCTTCAATGATGAAGTAAACATCATCTTGATTTGGTTTATCTATCGTATGACAAAAGAATTCATACTCAGGATATTTTTCTTCTAAGTACAGGGCATAATAATTATAAAAAGTTTCATCATCATCACCCAAGTTAGTAATAAAGGTATCAAAGTCCTCTTCGTCTTTTATTTCAGTCAAACCATCATACTCCCAGTTTTCCTCCTTGATATAATATTCAGCGAAACTTCTCTCATCTTCGTCTGCATAATTAAAGTCGTAAATACTATCCCATTCACCAAAAACATTTAATTCGGTATGGATAGGATGAACTTCTTTGTAAGTTTTTAGTTCCATTATATTTTCCTTCCTCGCATAGCCCATTTAGGAGTATTTAAATTTTCAAACCAATCTTTAACAGTAGGAATAAAACCTAAATCTTCCATAACATGTTGCTCTGCTATTAATCGAACAGGAATTTCTTTTCCTGTCGAAATTGTAATTGTCTTACCAAACTTTTCTTCACACCAATAACAACCTAAGGAGTGGTGTTTTAATGCTCGGTGATTTTGAAAAGCATAGTGAGATTTAGTATCATCAAACCAATCATGGATAGCTTGATAATCTTCAGGAGTTCCCCCAAACTTTTTAGAGGAACTCAAAGAGTGATGATAAGGATGTGCCATTAATACTCTTCGTTCCCACTTTCACTATCACTAAAGTATCTAGTGTATTCATGAGAAATTACTTTTTTGTCATCCATACAATTAAATTCAAATTTACCTGATTGTCCGTCATTAATTTCCCAACCACCATGATTAGCTTCCAGTAAATCGTAAACACAATCTTCCAAGTAAACTATAACTTTTTCTATTTGACTAGTTGTGTTCTCTATTAGTTGTTTATCTTCATCCGTCATCTTTTCTGAAAAAAGAAATTTTTTATCTGCGTAGGCACCTAAATAAATGAAATGATTGTTGTCAGATAAATTAAAGGTGTAATCATCTATGCAACCACTATCACTGCTACCCGAGTAAGCTACTTCGACAGAAGTAATATTTTTGCCTAAGTTAAAATTTAAATAATTAAGCATTTCAAAAATTCTTTGCTTATTAACTTCTGCTCTAACAGAGGCTTGTTCTTTTCTTTTTTTCCACTCAGCTTCCCAATCATTATTGACAATCTGATTGATGACTTCTTCTTTATTAGTTTGTGTTGTTTCCGACATAATAATACTCCTATATTAATTAGTTAGGAGATTATGGGATATAAATTAAATTGTCAAATAAAAAAAGCCCACCTAGTAAAAAGTGGGCTTTATGTCAAAGTTAGGAATTAAGCAAGTAATATCAAATTATATTAACTTTTCAATGAGTCTTGCTATCTTTTTTAATAACCATTCTAAAATCATATTTGTTTTGCCTCTTCTATTCTAAATTCTTCTATTTTAATAGATGTTGGAGATATCTTATCCTCTCCCTCATCAATTAATCTGTTTCCATTTTGTTCAACCTGTATGATTGCACCAACTTCAGTATTATCTTCCACAGTATAAACTTTGGTATATGCTTCATAAACATAGACCTTGTATTTTTTCTTAACCGACATCTATGAAGTTCTCCAAAAATATCTTTATTCTTTCTTTAATATCTTCATATTCCTCAAACGCAGGGGACATCTCATCTATTTCAACTCTGTCCTGAGAAACTTCTCTGATTAATTCTTGTAGCTTTTCATCTAAAAGTATTTCTAAATGGTCATTAAAAAATTTACTCATCTTTAACCTCTTCTACACTTTCAACAAAATACCACTCTTTTTTAACTTCATTATCTTCACCTGATACTATGCCTATACCATTTTCAGCCTTATGTTCAGCTTCATCACGATCATTAGCTTCAATAATAAGATCATACCAAGTTTTGACATATACTCGTGTTTTGTAGTGTTTCATTTGATCTCCTATTAAAAGTGCTAAACCCTACTCAGTGTAAAGAAATGATTAACCAAGGAAGGAACTGAACAAGGTTTAGCGACTTGCAGTTTAAGTTTGCTTTTTTTAAAGTGGTTGTGAAAAACTTAGAGGCTACCTCTGAAACCAATCCACCCATGAAGTAAAAAGACATCACAAATATTTGAACAATTTTGCTAGTAGTTAAAAGCGAGGAGAAATTAACATAAGATGTATTGTTCAAATTAAAAGATCGACCAGAGCTCAAGGGAGTTCCAACCTGTGCCGACCACATTGGAAATGTGTTTTGATAACTTTTGATTGTGTCTTTTCTCCTTTCTGACTTCATAAATATTTTTGTATTATAACTTTATGGGATTGTCAAACTAATTTTTTAAAAAAATTAATTATTTATTTAGGATAAAAGTATTAAATGTCAATTTTCTATTTCTTTAAATTCTGCGTCTTGAATTAATTGATTTTCTTGTCTGTATTTTTCTAATTTTTCTCTGAGTTCTTTTCTCGACATGTTGTCCAGTGAAGCAGTCACTACTTCTTTTCGATCTACATAAAATCCACCCAGTAATCCTCTTCTATACTCGGCATTAATTGCAGCACTGAACTGGTCTTTCTCAATAGCCATATCCCTTAGTCTTGCTAGTTCTCTTGCATGTTTCATAAATTCTATTTTAGCTGATTGGGCATAGTCTTTGGTTAGGGTATCAATATATTCTACAACCCTAGGAAACATCTTAGGATTTTGTAAATTACAAGCTATCTGAGTTGCACTGTGTTCTGAGTACCCTGCCAGTTTGGCACACTCAGTGGGAGTGGCTCTCCCATTTTCTTTAACAAGGATTTGTGCAAAGGCTCGTTGCCTTCTGGTCAAACCATCTTCTTCTACTACATCACCTAATCGTTTAGACATTCACATTCCTCTATTTCTTGTGCACACAATGGGCAATATTCAAGTAGTTCGTCAATAAAATCAAGCATTTTTATTTATCCTGAAGTAATGAAGTAAGGCTAAAGTATTGGCTAAGTAATGGCTAAAACCATTGAAATATATATATAATATATACATCATTACTCCATTACGTGAAAAAAATGAAATGAAAAAATTTTTTATATAATAATAGTTATAAAAATAACTATATATTGTTTTTCTTTTTGAAGTCATCTATCTCTTTGCTAATTTGATTAGCTTAGTTAAGCTATTTATTGTTTCCTTCATTTTATTAGCTTCTTGATCCATGTTCCGTGTTTCATAATAATTTAATAGTTCTATAGAGCTTGCAAGTCTTTCTTTTAAATCATCCCTTTTCTTGTTTTCTTCCTCTGTATCATACATAATATCAAACTCAGATTGTTCCAAGGCTTTAGGATTGTAAGCCTCTCTTTTGGACAATTCTTCGTTAATTGCATCCAATCGAGCATGAGCCAAATACATTCTTCGGGTATTCATATCTAGTTTATTGTTCCATTTTTTGGATATTAAATCTCTCGGAGTCAAATCCTGGGGCATCTCTTTTACATTAGACAAAGCATTTTTCCAGCGTTGTGGGCTAAAGGTAGAAGTAGGATCATTAAAAGCATTAAAATAATCTCTTCTTTGTTTATTGAGTTCCTCAGTGGATAATTGGGACATTTCTTTTTGCAGATCAATATCGGTAATAGGTTTTCCTGACACAGTATAAGAAACAATATAAGGTTTCTTTTCTTCTACTTTTATTTCAGTAGTCTTAGGGGTTTCTGACTTTTTCTCTATCTCTTTTGCAATGTCATACAGTTCACCTAAAATATCAAAAGGCAATCCAGTTGTGGGATGTCTAGGTGGCTCGGGCTCAGGAGTAGGTCCTAGTTTCGTGTCACCCGATTCCTTGACCTTCTTCTTATCTTCTTTGTCCTTGTTACCGGTAGCCATAATCGTTGTTTGACTACCAATTTCTGCGTTCGCGACACTGGGAACATTTAACAAAAAGCGTAAATAAGGTGGGAGAGGAAGTATTTTATCTTTAAAATCAGCCATATTAATCCTCGTATAAAGGTTTATTGACCTTTCTTCTTGCATTTATTAAATCACTAAGCATTTGACCAAGCTTATTAGCTTCCTCAGGACTGTCTAAAGTGATAAAATCACCCTTCTCAATAGCATAGTCCATGGCTTGATCACCTAGGTCCACGAGTTTACCCTCAATCATCCTAATAGTAGGGTATAAAATTTCTTTCCCCTGGAACTCATTTGACTGAGTAAAAACCGTTTTACCATTCATTTCTGGAGTTTTTGGATTTAAGGCTCTTTGGACCCACTCTAAGTTCATTATGGATTTTAAATCTGCCATAAATACCCCCTAAAAACAGGTTTTAAGAGCCGTAGAAGGCATCTTTACTTCCCCTTGAAGGCTTTACCGTACCCTCTTGAAGCTAATCTTCCTGCCACTATTGGTTTATTGCTTCGTGATGCAGGTTTATTTCTTTTTGTAGCCATGCCACCACTCTTCATTTTCATAACGGCACCACCATTTTTGCCTTTGGAAACAGAATCTCCTTTATTTTTTAAAGCATTAATTTTAACTTTAAATTCATCAAAGTCTGCCTGATTATTAATATCTTTCCAACTATCCACACCCATTTCTTTTTCAACACTGTTAATAATAGAAGAATCATACCCTGATAAACTACCACCAAAGGTTAAAGTTTTATCGAGCCATAGTCCTATCTTATCTACCAAACTTGATTTTTTATTTTCGTCAGCCATTATTTTTTCCTCATTATCTTTCCGTATCCCCTCGTAGCTAATTTACCTGCTACCTTAGATTTACTTTTAGGTCGGTGTACCATACCACCCTCAGCTTTCTTTAATGAAAACATTTTTTTTATTTTTACTAAAAGACCTTCATCTTTTTTAGAAGAACCCTCACCAAAGATTTCTCGGATAGCATCATCGACATTTTTATAGTCATCTACCTTAACATCTTTTAGTTTCTTATCATCAGCCATTATTTTTTCTTTTTAGATTTTTTCATCATCTTGAAATCAGCACCGGTGATCTTGCCATCTTTGCTTTTATCCAATTTCTTTTTATTGCCCACCAGGCCACCTAATTTCATACAAATACCAAAGTCATTACGCATGACTTATTAGTACCATTAATGCAAGGTTTTTTCTATAATTTTTTTCTTGACACAAGAACAGGGAAGTACTACGAAAGTTTCCCCAAATTCGACAATAGAATAGCCCTCTCCTAAACAGAGAGAGCAATCCTTAACTATCTTGTTGCGTTTTCGTGAGGGAGATATTTTTTTCCTGTTTTCAGCCATGCACTTTTACCTAATGCAATACACTGTTTTAAAATAGTTTTAACAGGAAGCCCTGTGGTTTGTCTTATTTCTGCCACGATTGCATAATCTTCTAAATCAGCCGCTAGGGATTTATATTTGTTAATATCAGTCATTCTATAATCCTTTCTTTTATTATTTATTTACCTGCTTCTCCCCATGTCTTGCCTCTTCTCTCATTAACCACACTGGGAACTTTTAATTTATCAACACAGTTTTCCATAATTTCCTTGACTTTATCAACTTCTTGGGAGTTTTCAAGACTAATATCTAATTCGTCATGAATAGCAATCTCAGGAATAAAACCTTCTTTGTATAAATCTAGCATAGCTTTCTTTGTTTGATCGGCTGCACTGCCCTGAATTAATCTGTTTAAAGCTTTAAAAGTATAGGCTCTACGAATATCATTTCCATATTCTATTTCTGCTTCTTCACGAGGAAGTGGTTTAGAGATACCCCATCGATTGGGTTCCCATAAAGGAAAGCGACATTTTCGACCAAGTAAAGTTCTGATATGTCCATGTTTGCTAGCCGTACGAGAGGCAATTTCTTGCAACTCTTTTACAAAGGGAACTGTTTGATGATACTTTTTTAAAATAACTTCAGCATCACTTACTTCTAATCCTAGTTCGGTGGCCATCTTTCCTTTACCCATGCCATACATAATACCTAAGTTAATACTCTTTGCTTCATTACGACTAATGTTTGCCATGTCAGCCACCATCTGGTGAAAGTCTACATCTGCACCTTGATTATATTGTTCTTCAATTTTATCACTGCCTGTGAGTCCACCTTTAGAACTCAAAGCATAGTGAACCAAGATCCGTGGTTCTTGTTGCGAGTAATCAAACACATGCCACTTCTTTCCTTCTTCAGGAATAAAAATATTTTTAATCATGTCCGCAATCACTTTGTTGCGTGCAGGCATTTGTTGGAGATTCGGATTCTGATAACTCATTCGACCCGATACAGTGCCACCACTTTCACTTCGTAGCTGATTGATTTCAGCATGAATTTTTCCTTTATAAGTATGTTTCTTTATAGTTTCGAGAAACGTGGTGCGTGCTTTATTAATCTCTCGACATTTTACCACTAACTGAGGAAGCTCGTGAACATGAGTTGATAAAAAATTTTTCGCAAAACTCGGTGCCTCACTTTTCGGAGTTCGATCATAAGGAATACCTAATGCATCAAAAGCTTTCGCTACCGAAGCGGCCGCCCATATTTCGACATCGACACCTGAGAGTGATTTAATTTGTTTCAGGATATTTTTTTCTTCAGCTAAAAGTTTTTTCTCCAGTTGCTCTAAATTCTTTTCATCGATGCAGACACCTTTTTTCTTCATCGCATAAGTTAAAGGAATGAGATCTGTTTCCAGTTCTAAGATGTGACCACACTCTTCTTTTTCTATTTCGTGTTTAAGTCGATGGTAGAGTTTAAGCGTGAGCAAGGTGTCTTGTTCTGCGTACCCGCCGACATACATCGGTGGCAATTTGTACATTTCGGCTTTGGCGTCAACCCCAAATTCCGCAGCAGCTTCCTGTAAAGCCGTCTCATTTTTCGTTTCACCACAGTAATCATAACCCAGTGAATTTAGATTATACCATCTACGATTTTCGTCAATAAGAGGAGCCATGATCATTGTATCATGAACACGACCATTGAGGGTAAAACCCTCCGCCTCTAACCACCCTATGTCGTAGGAGGAGTTGTGGAAGAGTTTAGGGGTATCAGAGGCGAAGATTTTTTGTAAAGGTCCACGTATAATTTCTAAATCAAAATTACCACCGCCTTCATGACGGATAGGGAAATATCCCTTCCAGCCATCTACAGCGATTGCAATTCCAGCAACATAACCATCATTACGACAGTAGCCTGGACCGAGGCTTTTAATATTTGGATCACAAGTTTCCACATCGATACAGATCATTTCTGCATCAGCAAGGTTAGGTACTTCTTGTGGTGGCACCCACTCAGGGGGTGTTTGAAATGGTTTCGGTTTATCCTCGGACATTGTTTACCTTCTTGTTTTTAAAGAACTCTTTATTTAAAACACGAGTGATAACTTGTTCCTCTCTTTTTAATTCTTCTGATTTCTTACCATCTCGATAACCGAGATTATAAATCATGGTAAAATAAACTTTAAAAGTTTGGTAATTTTCTTTTCGTATGGATGTGAACAATTCATCCTTGGTGTAGTCTTGTAAAGATTTAGGTTTCTTCGGCATCGTCTTTCTCCTTTTTAAAATGTTGTTGAATAGCTAAACTAATATCTTCATGTAAGACAAGTAGTTGGCCAATAGGTAATTCCACAGGGGAATGTTTGTTTTCATAAAAATCATAAACTTCTTGGTCTGTTAAGGACACATAAAGTTTACCATCTTGATAAACAATTCTCATTGAAAGATCTCCGTAAATTCTTTGGAGCTATTACTACGAATTATATGTAAAGATTTTTTGGCACGTGTTGCACCAACATAAAAAACTCTTCTCTCACTATCACGATTAGTCATAAAGTTATTATCGGCCTTACGAGAAAGATCGGTTAATAACATCACATGATCTGCTTCTCCCCCTTTGGCTCCATGAATCGTAGATAGTTTTATTCTGGGTTCTTCTTTTAATTCATTCTTATTGCGAGATAAAATAGCACGCAAATAAATTGTACGAGTGTTGGGAACCTTATCCAAAGCATATTCCCATGGCATATTCGGTTTAGCTAATAGTCCATACTTATCTCTCAATTCTTCATAGGTAAATGTTTGCCCAGGCATGACCTGAACATTCATTCCTTTAAAACCTCTTTTCACATTAACACCAACGGACATGTAATAATAAATAGATTTGACTTCCTCTAAGTTTAATTCTTGTCTAGTTTGTAATTTGTACCAAGCAAAAACGGCTGTATATAATTTAGAAGCAATAGAAGGTTGATTACCTCTAGAATAGAAATGGCCATACTGTCTTAGATCATGTTCTATCTGGTCTAATAAATAATTTGTTCTTGCTAAGATTAACCATTGTCCATGATCAAAACTATCGGTAGATAATCGATAAGCATAACTATTGGTAAAGCCACGATAATTTCTCGGTTTCCATAATTTAGGCTGACGATGACTAATGCGTGATATTAAACGATCTGCTATATAATGTGTTGTTTTAGGAATACGATACGACTGTTCTAGTATTTCTTTTTCCCAATCTTTGGCATCAATTAATCGAGAAGGATCAGCTCCAGCCCAATCAAAAATAGCTTGGTCATCATCACCTGCTAGATAGATCCTTGATGCGTGTTTCATAATTTTATCAATCACTTTCCATTGTAACCATGACATGTCTTGAGCTTCATCCACAATGAGTACTTCTAATTTAGGAGCCGTTCCTTCATTCACAAAATCCACTAAAAGATCTGTATAATCTTTTACATACATGGTTTCTTTATATTTAATCAATGACTTGATGATGTATTCTGTTTTGGGAAAGCCTCCATCTAGCTGACCAAAGCGATTGTATTCTTGTTCTAATGTAGTTCCCCTAGCCCTTGAGAGATCGTAAATATGGAGATGTTCGTTATTATGTATAGAAACGCCGATCTCATCAGCCGATGTGACCGAGACTAGGGGAACTTTTATTAATTCCGACAATTCAGAATAATGAGCCGATTTCATTATTTCATCTTGAGAATAATTCATACTTTTAAAAACAAAGGAATGAATTGTACGAAACCAAGGTAAATCTTTTTTAGTAATTTTAAATTTTGTACAAGCACGATGGATAGCTTCTTGTGCCGCTTTACGAGTAAAAGCTAAATAAGCAATACGATCAGGGGGAACACCTTTGGCTAGTTCTTCTTCTACAATTTTTAAAAGGCGTGTTGTTTTGCCTGTGCCGGGGGGACCGAAGATTATTTTTCTAGACATAAACCATTATCCAATACAACTTTTTCTTCTGTTTCAATCCAGACACGAGCTCCACAAGGAAGAGGTTTGTCAGGGCTATAAATTACTTTCGAGGGTCCTTCAATAATGACTTCGTGAGCATAGTTATTTGACTTAGATGTCTTAACTGTAATAACGGGTTCTTTCGTACCATTCTTTTTATTTGATTTAATCTTGTGTTGATTAATGTGAATTCTTTTTTTCATACTATTCTACAATCTCCTTCGGCATCGACATAAATGAATTTTACACCCAACTCCTTCTGCCTGTCATTCTTTATTCGATAAATAATTCTTCCTCTCATCTTTTTTGTCTTGACTTCATCGCTATACCTGTTTACCGACTTCACATCAAACAAATGGACTTCTTTATCTTTCAATGCAACCAAATCAACTGGGCCTACTTTGTAGATATTGTCAAAAACTATATAACCATTCTCTGCGAGCCAGAGGGTTGCCATTTGATGACTAATTACCCCTTTTAGATGGGTTCTAGGGATCACAGTAAAGCCTCCGATCCATCATCCATATCAGGAACCGAGAAGCTTGTTTCGTGTGACCTGTCGTGAGGAACCATCCACACAAATTCTGTTTTATTGTTTATGGATAAACGATGATCGCCCCCTCTTCTTTTAAGTCTAATGTGAGCAGCCATTTCGGTTGTTGTCATACCTTTAAACTTTTTCTTTTCTTCTAAAAAGTTAATCAAGAATTCCATTTTAAAGTAAGCTTTCATGACACCTGATTTTTCATCTTGTTCATATAAAACATTACCTAGTTTTATTTGTTCACGACTATCCGCCATGGGTGTTTCATCTAAGAAAGAATTTAATAAAGAATCAAAACGACCTGCTTTTGTAATCTCTCTCGGCATCTCTATTACTTGAACCTTACTTAATAATTCATTTAGGAGTCTAATCCATTTCTTTTGAGCAATAGGTTCAGGAAAAGGAATGACGTTAATCTCATCAATACATTTCTTCATAAATAAAGACTGGGAATATAATTCATCGGTGCTCAGTTCAATAGGTTTGCCATCGATGTTCATAAACCAAATAGATTGATCGGATTGAAACTTTCTTAAGTCCGATAATTGAGAGGCATAATCTTCTCCAATACCAAATTTACGAACACTACACTCTGTGGAATTACAATGATTACACATAGGCGGAACTTTACATTTATATTGATAGTCTTGTTTCTTATGCTGATTAATTGTTTTCATGACTTGAGCAGAACTTAAAGGGGGTTTCATATAGTCACGATTAAACTCATCCACTTTTAAGGCCCATTCATTCTCATCTGTCCATTTCTTTTTTGCGTAGACTGTATATTGATATAAAGCTTCATCACGACCACCTTCAGGAATACCCAAACTCATCATGGTTTGTAAACAAGGTGGTCCATCCGATATCTCTTCATTTTCTTTCTCTTTAATTTTTGCTTTAAGTTTTTTAAAATCTTCTACCTTAACTACAACTTGATCGTAGTATTCTATAAACTTATCAATCGTTAAAGCATTACCACTATCATCATAGGCATAGCGAGTAGAGTTTTCTCCTGCAAAGTAAGGGAGATTTAAAAAATTACCTGTATCACCACGATCAACTTTTATTTCAATTTGTTTGGGGAATATTTCACAGGATGCATAACCTAAATTAGAGGCAAACTCTTGTAGTTTTTTTCTCATCATAACGGCAGGAATAAAATCTTCAGTAAATAAAAATAAGTGTGCACCACCTGATTTACTTCTAAAGACAACTAAAGGAATCTTTTTACTTTTAATATCTTTGGCGATTTTTTTATGATCAAGGGGGTATGTATCGACATCAATACAACCCCACTTACATTTACTTTCATCATTAATAGGTATAACCCCTAACGATGCTCCTTCTCCTTTTAAATGTTTTTGCCATAATTCATCAGTAATAGGTTCTTGTATAACCTTACCACTACCTTTGATCTTATTCTTATCAGAAACTTCTCCTGAAGAGATAAAGATACCATGGGCACGATTTTGGCCTTCAAATATTTTTTTAAATTTGTCTAACATTTAAAAGATAAGGGGGCGGTAGAAAGGAGAAATTGAAAGGAAACCCGCCCCATTAAAACTATAGCATACTTGAATCGTCAGATGCACTACTTTCTTGTATATGATCATCCTCAGGTTTAGCTTGCACTTCACCCTTACGCACAGAGTGGGCTAAATTTTTAGCAGTCGTCAGTACCGAGCCATCATTTACTTGTTCTGCTAAATTAATTACCCATCCAAACCATTTATTTTTCTCATTTGTTTCAGGGTGACTGGAGAGTCTGTATTTAAAAGCATATGAAGGGGGATTAAATATGCCATTCTTGCCCTGAAGTGTTTGAGATTTTATAATGGTATTCCACTGTTTAGCTTTTTTAAATTGGGTGGAGTACATTGTTATAGTAGCTGGTTTCCAACTACCATCATTGGATTGATACAATACATAAAAGTTTGCATCCGTTCTGATATAGTTATCAGTTAGCTTTCCGTTATCGTCAACTAACCAATCTTTTGATCCATCTTTTTGTGTCTTAGTTAAGATTTCACTAGTGGAATCATGCGAAGTGACAAAGCCACCTTGATCTTTTACCCACTGTGTATAGTTCTTGTCATATAAACAAGGAACTACTAATAACTCATCCCAAACTTCCAAAGTAGTGTCATTGTAAATATCACCATCTTTTGTTCCTTCAGGTGCATTATCATCCACTCTTTGTTTTATTTTAAGTCTAGGTATTTTTAAATCATCTGTGGAGACATTTTGCATACCATCTCCTGCATTTGATTCTAAAAAGTCAGCAATATTAACTGTGCTAACTGCGGTGCTAGAAGCTTCTGCTAGTGCACCTTTTTTCTTTGGTTTTGATTTAGGCATTAAACCTCCTTAGTTTTGAACCCTAGTTTTTTTACCAATGTAAATATTAAAGGTATCTTCTGGTACGCTGATACCTTTTTTAATCAATTCCTTCATAGTACTTTTTAATGTACTAGGATGGATAGATTCTTGATGCGTGACTGGTAAGCCTTCATTCGACAGTCGTTGTTTCAAAATCATTGCATCTGCATCCTGTGTTTTATCAAAGTGTACAGAGATCTGATTTTTAATAATCGAACCATGTCCATTATCTCTTAACCAATCATAAGCTAAAGGTTTTTTCTCTTCCGATATATGTGCATACACATTATCCACAATGGATATTTTAACCCCATTGTCTAATTTAAGTTGTTCCAGATTTAAAGAAAGCATAGCTTCAGGTATTATTTCTTCAGATAACTTTTTAATTTTATCTTTAATATCTTTTAGCTCAGCTTCTTTGGCTTCTTCAACTTTTTGCCATTTTATGAGATTCTTACAAGCATTAGATAGGCTTTCTAGATCTGAAGAACTAGTTTCAAAATCCTGAAGGTCCGTTTCTAATTGTTCAAGAATATTATCTTCCATATTGAATATCTCCTTTGTTTATAATATAGTGGGATAAAATGAATTTATCAAGTGGAAAAGAGTATTTATTTAAAACTCTACCCTATGAACATCAAAAAGAAGCCATAAATAAAGCTTATCAAAAAGATGCGTATGCGTTTTTTATGGAGATGGGAACAGGAAAATCAAAAGTATGCATCGATGACATCTGTATTTCATATGAGGAAGGACATATAAACTGTGCTGTAATTGTTGCACCCAAAGGTGTGTATAGAAACTGGTCGCAATTAGAATTAATTAAGCATACTCCTGACCACATTAACAACGATATTATAACTTGGTCCTCTGCTAATACAGCAAAAAATAAAAAAGAATTAAGGAAATTATTTGTTAAAGATGATAAACTAAAGTTTTTTGTTATTAATGTAGAAGCATTTAGAACTAAAAAAGGTCTTGACTTTACAAAGAAAGTTTTAGAGTCCAACGATTGTGCATTTGCGATTGATGAATCAACTGTCATTAAAAATCCACAAGCAATGCAAACTAAAAATATTTTATCTCTTAGAAAATTAGCAAAGCAAAGAAGAATATTATCGGGATTACCTGTCACGAAATCACCAATGGATTTATTTAGCCAGTGTTATTTTTTAAACCCTGGTCTATTAGGTTTTGAAAGTTACTATGCATTTCGATCTCGCTATGCCGTATTGATTCAAAGACATACTTCCTCTCATAGCTTTCAAGATATTGTTGATTATAAAAACTTAGATGAATTAAATAAAAAATTAGAAACCTTTTCTTCCAGAGTATTAAAAAAAGATTGTTTAGATTTACCTGATAAAGTTTATACCCCACGATTAGTAGAATTAACCAGAGAACAAGAAACTGCCTATGAAGCCATGAAGCGAGAAGCGATGGCCTTAATTAATAATGATATTATTAATGTGACGACTGTCTTAGCACAGATTACCAAGCTACATCAGATAGTTTGTGGATTTATTTTAAATTCAGAAGGAGAAGCTATAGCTATAGAAAATAATCGATATGAAGCATTATTGGATGTAATAGAAGAAGCAGGTGATCAAAAAGTCGTTATCTGGGCAAATTATCGTTATGATATAAAAAAGATACTTAAAACAGTTAGAGAAACCTATGGATTTAATTCTATTAAAGCTTTTTATGGAGATACAAAAGACCAGGAAAGACAGGATATTGTCACTGAGTTCCAAGATCCGAGTAGCGAGTTAAAATATATTATAGCCAATCCTCGTACAGCCGGGTATGGATTAACGCTAACTATATCGAGCACCGTTATTTATTTTAGTAATTCGTATGATTTAGAGATACGTATGCAATCAGAGGAAAGAGTGCATCGTATTGGTCAAACAAAGAAGGTAACCTATATAGATTTAGTTACACCTAAAACAGTAGATGAAAAGATAATTAAATCATTAAGAAAGAAAATTAATATTTCTAGTGAAGTTTTAGGAGAAGATTTAAAACAATGGATTGTCTGACATAACTGCCTTGTTTTTTTAACACTTCTCTATCTTTATTACTTTTATATAAATTCGTCATGCATGTTTACACAACAGACGACTTACAATTTATTAACGGAGAAAAATAATGTTTAACTTAACTAAAAAATCCATGAACCACTTCTTAAACTTCTTTAACAAAGAAGATAAAGACAAAGAAGTAAAAGAGTATTGCCAAGCTGAATATAAAAAAGATTGGTATGCTGCCTACATGACCTTCAAAGAAGAAGGTAAATTCCCTAATTTTATTAGAAGAACACTTTAAATAGAATTTGTTTGTTTAGTTGTGCAGAACCCTGTGACATAAAAATTAGGGTCTGCCGACTGAACATTTTGTCTAAAATATTCTATAAAACCCAAACATTCTGGTACAGTTTCAAAGCTTTCTGTCATAGGAACCAAAGCACATGTTTTATCCAAAGGTGTTACAGTACTCTGTAAACAGGCTATCATTATCAAAAAGACTTTCATTTAAACGGAAGCGATCCCACCAAAAATAGGATCATTTGCACCAAACAAAGCTTGCCCTCTTTTAAGAGTATCTGGCATTGTGGCACGGGTCATATTAGACATATTTACATTTGATAAAGAAGAAGCTGGAGATACATTAGGTATGTTTAATTTAGGAACATAGCTAGGTGTTACTGTATCTAAAGAACTGGTCGTTTTAGCTACAGGTGGAGGGACATCTAATATTTCATATCCAGAAGGAACCGCACCCGTTTCTTGTTTCATTTCATCTTCAACAGAGGTTCCAATTAGTCCATATGTTTTACCAAAAATTCCTTTGAGAAGATTTAAGTCTTTAACTCTTAATTGTTTGCCTTCTAATAATTTAAGTAAAGCTGCTGCATTATTTTTATCATACAAAGCAGCTGCAATTATTTTTTCTCTTTGTGCAGTATTTAAAGATCTCATAAAACGCATAGCTAATTCTGCACCCACAAATCGAGAACTTGTTCTCCCTGATTGTACAGCAAACACACGAGATAGTATTTGAGGTATACCTGTTCCAAAAATTGCTTTTATTTTATCAGGTACAATATCACTGGTTCGCTGTGGGTAAGCTGTTAAGTTTAATCTTCTATAAGCTTCAGTTATATCTAATAATCTTTGATAGCCTTCTTTATCTCCTAATGCATTATAGTAAGCTTTTATTGCCGCTTCATTTTTTTGTAAAAACTTAGTCATTCCTAAAGTAGAAGGGGTACCACCTTTTATAATAGGTCTATCGTACTTATAGCTAGTGGCTGAGTCTAAAAATTTATCGAATAGTTGATTTTTAAAAGCAGTTAACAATGTTGGATCATCTGACTTACTTAGAACTTTAACTATTTCAGACATTTGCTCAGGATCTTTTAAAGCATTTTTTATCATGTCATCAGGATTTTTATAAACCAGACTAGATCCAAAACCTTTATCCTTAACAAAATTATCTAATTCAACATAGTCAGCAAACTTTTTTCTGTCATTTAATACTTTTAATCGATTAGCTGCATTAACACCTAAACTAATTTGATTATCTATTTGTTCACTTATAGGAATATATTGATCTAAGGCCTCAATTAATTCTTTGTTATTTTGTTTGAAGTTTTTAAGTTTAGTAATATCAATTAAACCATCCTTATTTAAGATACCACCTCTAGTTGAAAATAATTTATCGTAAAAAGCATTTTCTATACCTTTAACTGCTTCTGCATCATCTCCAAAAGTCCCAAAGAATTCATCAACTGATTTAGCATTTTGTAAAAAAGATTTACCTACTAATTCATCTGGTATGACATACTCTCCTGTGCCTGTTTGAGTTAAAACTTTATTAATTTGTCCTTTTTCGAAAATATCTGTGTAATTTAATTTCTTTTCTATTCTCCAATCATCATAGGCTTTAATTCCATTCATATTATCATCAATTACTTTATCTATTTCTTTATTCAGTATACTTAATCTTTGAATCAAGTCAGAATTTTCATTAGGCTGTCTGTATGCAAGATTTAAATCTCTTAATACATCCTCTTTTAATAATACAAGTTGTTTGATTGGTATATCTAAAGTAGGATCTACAATTTCTACGCCTACTGCTGGTCCTCTACCACCAATGTTAGGGGGAATTTTGTCTGTGACTTCTTTTCCTAGATAAGCTTTACCAATATCATCTACACCCGCTATTACATTTCCCGAACTGTCAAACTCCACTACCTTAGGATATATAAATTTAATTTCACCTAAATTATATTTTGGAGCAACAGCAATTTCACCTGCATCAAATTTCTTTTGCAAATTTCCATTTAAATTTTCTATATTTCTAACTAAATTATTTTCAATTTTTTTTATTGTTTCTAAGTAATTTTTATAATTACTAGTGGTAGGTTTGTTAAGGTATTTATTATATGCATTATCAACAGCGTTTGCAGCTGAAGTGATAATAGGTTCAAAATCATTTCCTATATTTTTTATTGTATAAAATTGTTGCGGTATTTTTTGGCTTCCTGGAGGAGCTCCTAAATCAGGTTTGATTAAAGAAATAACTCTGTCTTTAAAATTAGTGAAATCAAATCCCCTATCTCCAAAAGAATCATCTACTAGGGTGATTAATTTATTGTTGTAAGTATCTCGTGTAGAGTCCTTTAATTTTTCGTACTTACTTCTTAGAATATTTCCTTCTTCTGAAACATTAGTAGTTGTTGTTTTTATGGTTGCTCCTGGTGTTAAAATATTTTGTTGTGCTGTAAGTTCTTCGTCAATAGCTTGGTCAACTACACCCCCAACTTTATTGTTAGAATTAAAATAGGAATAAAAATTGCCAACATTTTTTTCTACGGCCACTACCTTAGTTTTACCTTGATCATCAACCACTGTTGTATAGATAAATTGTTTATCAGGAAATTCTCGTTGTAAAGTTTCATCAACCACTTTGTAATTATTTAAAGAAATGTCTTTAACATTTTGAGCTACATCAGCTTGTTGTTTTTGTCTACCCGGTGTTTGTATTTTAAAACCACTTGCTATTAAATCTTGTTCAATTTTTTGTTGGGTTTCAATAAGGCTTGGATTTTCAGTTGCTTGTGCCAATGTAAAACTTAACTTGTTTTCCGGATCATCTTTTAAAGTTTGTACGATGTATTCATTACCATTTTTATCTGTTTTGATTTCTTGAACTACATAACTATTAATTCTATTTTCTAAACTTAAAGAAGCTTCTCTCGCAGCTATTTCATCAGGGTTTATTTGCTGATTAATCTCAGTCGCAATTTGCTGGGCTTTTGCATCATTCTTTTTTTTAAAATAATTTTCTACTAAATTTTTAGTAAAACTTTCATCAGGGTTTGTCTTATTAAAAGCAGCATATTCTTTTACTAAATTATTTAATGAGTTATAAGTATTAACAGGTACCTCATAAGCCCATTTACCAATTTTCATAAATGCACCCGCACCTAAGAAAGGCATTAGTGTTTCATTAGCTACTCTTAATGGGGTTCCTATAATACTTGGATCTGATCCAGGCGTTGTTCTTGTAGCTTCTGAAATTTCTTTAGATAAATCAGAACCAAATGAAAAACCCATGGTAGCTAAAATATCATCCATAACCTGTTTACCTAAGCGACCTTCTTTTTTTGCAGTATCATAAATATCAATTATTCCGTTTAGTAATATTTTTGTGTTATTTTTTGCTTTGTTAAAAACACCTTTTAATAATTCAGGATCTTGAACCACAAATTTGTTTGCGGAAGTTACTTTTGTCAGTCCCCCTGAAATAGGTAGAGCTTCTAAAGTAAAGGCTCCCATGTTATCACCCACTCTTTCCCAAAATGTATCAGGAGTAAAGTTAGGATCTATGAAATTCATAAACTTAAAAACCTCATGTAACTTTGTTTTTATTTCTTCATTTGCAGGAATCCACTCCTCTAGATTAGGCGCATTGTTAATTTCTTTCATTCTTTTAGCACCCATTTCTATTTCATTAGCAGGGCCTATAACATAACCTAAATCAATAATTGTTCCCATTAAATCTAAAATATTTTTATTTATTCTGTTGGTATAAGATTTGTAAAAATCAGTCTCAGGGGAAGGAAACTTTCCTGAAATTTCTTCTCTGGTTAAATCGTTTTCTTTTAAATATTGGTTTATAAAAAAATTTATATCAGATGGATTTTTTTCCAACTTTTGCATTTCAAGAATAATTTGTTGAACATCTTCTCTAGCATCTAAAATTTTTTGTCTTTTATCCTTGTCTAAAGGTAAGTAAAACTTTTCATTATTAACAGTAACTTCTTCTTTATTGTAATTTTTAGAAACATCAATTTCTGGTTGATCAGGATCAATCTTTTGATCTAGTTTTAGAACATCAATATCATTCTGATTAAACTGTTGTTCTTTATTAAAGTTTTCAACGGCCGCTACCATCTTAACTTTCCTTGTCTTGTGGATTATTTAAATTTAAATCTAGTCTTAGATCTTCTAAACTTTCAAATTCATATATATCTCTCATAAAGGAAGGAGCTGGATTTTTATCCATCCAGTTTTTCATACCTGCATACCAATCAACAAGAGTATTAGATTCAGCTGCTATCTCACCAGCTGCTACTTTTTTCTGAACTAAATATTTAAAGCCATTTAAAAATTGTCTATTGAATTCTTCTGGAGCACCTAATCTTATTGTTGTATTAAATAAAGCTTCTAATTCAGTATTAGAAATAGATCCTTGTAGACCTTCTGAAGCAGCAATACCAAACTGTTTAGCAGCTGAATCAATCAAGGCAGAATCCGTAGGATCGTTAAGAAGATCAAGACCAAATGTATTTAAAAAACCATCTAATTTTACACCAACTGGCTCTAACAATTCTTGAACAAAAGTTAAGGCAGGAGTATAGGGACCAGTAACAATTCCCTTTTTTTCAATAATTTGTTGTGTTTCATTAATTTTATTTAAAAGAGCTTGATCATCTATACTTTTAATAACTAATTCATTTTGAATTGGTGCCCAAGTTTCTTCTGCTGGAGTTGGATAATCTCTTTTATTTAAAAACTTTGTTATTTCTTTTAAACGTAAGTCATCTGCCTGTGTGAAATTAGCAGGATCATTTTGTTTTTTAATTTCTAGCTCTACTTTTTCAGTTAAGAATCTTTCTTCTTTTGTGCCAGATAGATCCTCTCCTTTATAGGCAATGGCATCTTTAATACTATCTGGATTGGAAGAATCTAATTTTGATAGGTCAATAATAGTATTACCAACAACCTTATACTTATCAGAAAGTTTTTCTTGTTCTATATCTTCAATAACAACCTTAGGTCCAGTTTCACCTTTTAAATCTACAAGACTATTATTAAGAATCATGTATTGATCCTTTAATTTTTCCACATCAGGATCTTTATCTATTATAACTCCAGTAGGATTATCCTCAGAGCCAATTTGGGTTAAATCAATTAGTTTATCACCAACCACTTGGAAATTATCTTTTAATTTATCCTCAAGTTTATCTTTTGGAACAACAACTCCACTAGGATTACCTTCTGAACCAATTAATCTTGTATCAATTAATTTACCATCAACTTCCATAAAATATTTAGATTCATCTTCAGGTACTAAAGCTTTATCTACTCTAGCAATAGCCTCTTGATTTTGTTCTAATAGTTTTTCTTTTTCTGAAGCAACTCTAGTTGCTTTATTAGAAAGAATACCGGCTAAAAAATCATTAAAAGCAGCTACCGCATTAGTTGCACCCGGTCCAATAGGTTGACTTAAAGGAGAGGTTGCATTTACAACATCTTCTGTGGTTACTCCTCTGTTAACATTAAGAGAAGGGATACCCCCAAAAGATTTGGAGTAATCCACTAATTCTTGATACTCGTTTGGAGTCAAATCCCCAAACATTTTTCTTTTATAAATATCTATTGCTGCCATTCATCATCCTATCCCTGTGTTAAAAAACTACCTAAGTTGCCACCTTGACCAGATAATACACCTAGTCCAAGAATACCAGTTTGTAGGGCAGTTAAATAAGGATTAGGAGTCTGGGCTTGAGTTAATGTTGTTGTTCCTTGTGGTACACCTGCTAAAAGGCCTGCACCGAATTGTAAACGTGA